GAGATACGGAACGCGAGCGCTGGGTCGCTCACCATGACCTTCAACGCCGTCTACAACCTGGCACCGTCAGCGCCGCCCGCAGGCACCGGAATCCTGCTGGTCTGGTACTGGTCGCAACTGAGCGGGAAATGGCTGCTCGGGACCTGGGAGCCGATCTAAAGGAGGTCGCAGGTGCAGTTTGAGCTAGTCAAGGCTGTCTGCTCCTCGGTGGTCATCGTGCGTGATGGCGACCGAATCGTGGGCGAGATCGAGGGCGAGCGGATGGCCTGCTACGGGCCTGTCCAGCTCCAGGCCTTCTGGGATCAGGCAGTCGAGGAGGTCGGGCAGAAGAACGCAACCGAAGCGGCTGCTGGGAGCAACGGCAACCGTGCAGGGCGACGAAGCAGGAGGGAGGCTCCAGCCGAATGAGCGAGGAGCAAGACAAGAAGGACCGCGAGCAGGATGGGCCTGAGCCGACCCCGGAGCCCGAGGTCGAGCCATCCCACCCGGACACGACGCCGGATGAGGAGGTGACGCATGAGCCTCACCCGCAAGCAGATCCCTAGCCCCAACTACTCCAGCCGGGGCGGGGCCAAGGTCAGGCTGATCGTGCTCCACACCGCCGAAGGGGCCCGGACCATCGAGTCGCTGGGCTCCTTCTTTCAGAGGCCGTCCAGTGGGGTCAGCTCCCACGTCGGAATCGACAACCAGCGCGGGATCGTGGGCGAGTACGTCAAGCGAGGCAACAAAGCCTGGACAGCCGCCAACGCCAACCCCGTCGCAGTGCAGGCTGAGCTGTGCGCCTTCGCGTCCTGGAGCCCCGCCGAGTGGGAGCGCCACCAGGACATGCTGGACAACGCTGCCCGCTGGATCGCAGAGGAGGCTGAGGCCTACGGCCTCCCCATCACGAAGCTGACCCGGCAGCAGGCTCAAGGCTCAGGCCGGGGGGTCTGCCAGCACGTTGACCTCGGCACCTGGGGTGGCGGTCACCATGACTGTGGCGGCGGATTCCCGATGGACGAGGTGCTGACCAAGGCCAGGCGCTACGCGAGCGGGGCAGCTCCAGGAGGAGGAGATGAGATGGGATACCCGGACTGGTTCTGGGACTGGGTGAGCTGGTACCTGACCACCGACCGCGACCCCAAGAAGCGGCCCGACAACACCCCGGACAAGATCCCTCAGTGGGCTTGGGAAGGCGAGACGGAGATCGAGCAGGTGGGCCAGCGCTACGGCATGACCCTGGGCGAGCGGCAGTGGATCGACTGGCGGGATGCCGGTGCTGCCGACAACCAGAGGCCGGACGTGCCGAAGGCCATTCCCGAGCGCTGGTGGGATGACAGCAAGTACGTCAACGAGAAGTCGAGCCCAGGTCACTGATGGCCAAGACCAAGGCCCAGACCCACGACCACCGCTCACTCCTCAAGACGCTGGATAAGAAGGGCGATGAGGTCTACATCGTCACCTGTGAGTGCGGTTGGGCGAGTGCGGAACATCCCGGCCACCATGAGGCGAACGCCGAGTGGGTCGCGCACTACGACGAGCAGACCCCAGCGAGCAAACGCTACGACGCCGACCTGCCGGTTGAGGATGAGCCGGTCGGGGGTACAGCATGAGGCTGTGGCCATTCCGACATCGCCGAGAGGAGGAGACGATGAGCACCCCCGAGGAGCCGACCGAGCCGACTGAGGAGCCAGTCGAGGAGGATGAACAGACACGCCGTGAGCGGCTGGAGCAGGCAGGCGATCAGGCTAAGGAGAAGGTCGCGGACCTGGACGAGCAGGCCCATGAGGCCGACGAAAAGCTGCATGAGCATGTAGCTGACGACGAGGAGCCGACCGACTAAGATCGGCGCTGCGGCACCAAGCAGAGACAGGGGGCGGGGAGATACCCGCCCCCTTCTCATGGCCAGTTCACCCCAACAGGTGCACGATTTAGACTCCTGGCCCTCAGGAGGCAACTAATGGAGGCGACCAACAGATGTCTGCGGCTAGATCGGCACAGCGAGGATCTGGCCAGGACAGACCTGCCAGCGTAGGAGGCCGTCTAAAGGCGGCTCGCAAGGCGACAGGCATGACCCAGACCAAGGCTGCTGAGGCCTTGGGTGTGACTCGCCGCTCGATCTATGAGTGGGAGACAGATGAGCGAGTGCCTATGGCTCACCTGCCCGAGCTAGCTCAGCTCTATGGGGTGCCCGTCACGATGCTGCTTTATGGAGTGGAGCCAGCAAGTGAGGAGCTAGCTGCTCTGCGCGAAATGATCAATCAGCTCGCGACTCAACTGGAGGGGCTGCACCTGGATGTGCGAGTCCTTGTCGAATCAACCGGAGAGGGCTTCTCTATTCTCCGCGACCTTCTGACACCGAACGAAGGCGACTGACCAGCACCTGATCGAGTGAGCCCTTGCCCTGCTCAACATGGAGGGCACGGAGCTGGCGCACCGTGAGCAGGAGGGCAGCTTGACCCTGACGTAGGGCCTGCTCCTCCTGCTCCCACTGGTGGCGTGTCTGCGTCGAGCCCCCCTTGGCTTGCTCGAACAAGGGACCACTACCCGATCTGCTCCCTGGTCGCAATCGCCACAAGAACGAGAATGGCGCAGTTTGCGGGAAGTGCCTGACCAGGCAACGGCTGGGTGGCTGGCGGGCGGCGAATGGGGCCGGTAGGTTCCCACTCCATGGAGGCGACCGTCTACCACTCGGCGCGGCTCAGTCCTCTGGAGCGCACCTTCCTGGAGATCCTACGAAGGCGCGACCCAGCACGGAGGTGGAGCCCCGTGCCAGGTCGCAAGAAGAAGCGGAGGCAGCAGCCTCAGGAGTCGGAGCGGAAGGTCAAGTGAAGGCGGTCGGTCACGATGCCCAGCTTGACCTCCTGCGGGGTGTGGGCCCCCATATGCGGGCCCTTGACCACGGTGATGGGCTCCACAGCCTGGGCCAGCAGCTTCTGCCTCTGGTCTTGCTCCAGCTCACCCCAGGTGCCTGCCAGGGTCACCAAGACCGACTCCACCTTGCGCTCACCCTTGAGCCTGTCCAGCTCCTCTCTAGCCTCGTCCACCTTGGCCTGGCGGGCAGCAGCTCCAGCCTTGAAGGCCTCTACGTCCAGGATGTCGCCGACCTCTGCGTAGCTGAGCAGAGCAGCCTCGGCAGACTCCAGGGCCTCCTGGGCAGCGACCAGGCCAGACTCGCCATTCGCAGTGCCCAGGGCAGTGAGCCCACCAGCATGAGCCAGCAGGGCCTCAGTCACCACCTGGTCGGCCAGCTCCTGGCTGACGGTCATGCGGTGCTCGCACTTGTCAAGGCCAGCCCTGCCACCGGCACAGCGGTAGACAGCCTTGCGGGCTCCACCCTTGCCGGTGCTGGTCATCTTGCCTCCACAGGAGGAGCAGACCAGCAGGCCTGCCAGCAAGGAGCCCTGCTTGGAGCGCCAGGGCCTCGGGGCCTTCACTGCCTGGGCTGCCTCCCACTCCTCCAGGCTGACGATGGCGGGCACAGCCATGGTGAAGCCGTTGACCTTGCCCTCGCCCCTGTAGGTGGTCGAGTGGAGGATGGACTCCAGGCCGCTGCGGCTGATCTTCGGGCCTCCCGCCTCATGCCAGGCAGCCAGCAGCACACTCCAGGAGTCCCCGGCTGCTCGCCCCAGGTAGAGGGCTCTGACCAGCGGGGCCACCTCAGGGTCCAGCTCCAGGTGCTTGGCCTCGTTCTTGCGGTAGCCGGGGGGAGCCTTGCGGAGCCAGACCCCATCGGCCACAGCAGCGGCCAGGGCATCAGCCCAGCCCTCGCGCTTCAGCTCCAGCTCAAGCTGGGCGAACACGCTCATGATGCGGCGGAAGGCATCCCCGAAGGGGCCAACCAGCTCAGGCATGTCGCCACAGTGGAGGGCAGCCCCATGGTCGTCCAGCCACTCCACCATCTCCTCGGTGTCCTTGACCGAGCGGGCGAAGCGGCTGAGGGTGGCAGTGAGGAATCCCTCGATCCCTGGCTCACAGATGTGGACCATGGCCTCCTGGAGCCCCGGCCTGTTCGTGTCCTTGCCCGACTGATCTTCGTCGGTGTACCAGGCCACGATCTTGAAGCCCCTGCGCCTGGCCAGCTCCTCCACGTCGGCCTTCTGCATGGCCTTGGTGCGGTAGCTGTCGCCCTTCTTGCTCCGGCCACCTTCACGGCTGACCCTGATGTAACCCACTGCCCTTCTGATCTTGCTGGCCATTCTCGCCTCCTTGCTCAGCCCCTGGTGGGGCTCTGCTTGATGTGGGGGCTAATGGTACCTGACCATTCAGTGCGGTGCCACAGCACCCACCACCCCGAACTCGGCTCGCTAGAGCCAGGCCAAGACCTTAGACCTCACCCCAGACGGCACGACCGGGCCACCTCCTGGTGGCCCTTTCCATGCGCGGGGGGAGCCCAGAGCAGGCGAAGCCTTGACCAGTCCAGCCTGACAGCCACGGGACTACCCCACGACGGCCCCCGTGGCCTCCTCCCGCCTCAACGTGGGGCTGCTGCTCATCGCGGAGCGGCACACCTCCCAGCGCAGCAGTCCCACCTGATGCAAGGAGGCCCGCTTGAGGACCCACCTGCTCAAGATCGCAGTGCCTGTGCTCCTACTGGCCGGAGCGCTGACTTCGGCTGCCTGGCCCTCAGGAGCAGATCCACCCGGCACCACCACGACCAGCGCCGCCGCCACGGTGACGGTGGCTGTGCCCGATCCCGAGGTGCCTGTGCTCCAGCGCAAGCTGAAGGCAGCGCACCAGCGACTGCTCGCTGCCCGCAGGCGGGTGGGAGGACTGAAGCGCACCTTGCTGCACCAGCCCTCCGTCGCGGAGGCCATCAACCTGGCCTGCCACGCATACGGCTCCTGC